GGCGTTCTTGCGCTTGGCCATCTCCGAGAAAATATGCCCGTCACGCTCCAGCATATCTTCAAACAAATCCGCCTGCGCGGACAGGTCGCCCCGCTCTGCGGCTTCAAGGATATGAGGCAGCTTGCGAATGCTCAGCCCCTTGGACGGATGCATTGGCCACTGGCGGTTAAGCTGCGCGACGCGTGATGTCTGCGATTCTTTCAAGACTTCCCGTTTAAGCGGGCGACCATACTGGTCTAAAATTTGCCCCATATTACCAACCTCCTCCTGAGCCAAACCGACCGCCGCGATCATTATCTCGACTGCGCGACACCGGCGTAAATTCAAAGTGACCCGCACCGGAAATAGCCAGCGCCCACAACATATGCAGGGCATCCGGGCCATCATCATGATCGGCTTTGGGGAAATGACGTAATTGTTCAATCAGTGTGGTCTGGCTGGAATGCAGGCGGATCAATCCATTCACCATGTGCGGCTGCAATGACTCGATACGCAACAGCTTATCGGTATGGGGAATAACGGCACGAGCTGGCACCGGCACACCGGCAATGGCGGAGCGCTTGATGAGCTCGGTACGCAAGAACTCCTGAAACTGCACGGTTTCAATGCTCCACAGCAGGCAGCGATAATCCTTCTGCAACTCGATAATGTCCGAGATTATTTTATCGGGAACACGTTTGCGGATAGCGGCCTCGACCACATCCAGAATGCCGGTGTGACGGTTAAAGCCACCTACCAATAAGGCGGACGGGTCGCGACTGGCACCCTGTTTACCCAGGCTGGGATCACAAGCCCCGAAGAAAATCCACTCAGCCAGCCGGTTAACCCAAAAGTGAAATACACCTTCACCGGCAAAAATGGCATCTTCACCGCTGACCGGATCATTCTGATATTCCGCGTCAAAGGTGGCATGGCCATCACGCGCACGGATAAGCATCAACGCGAGGATAGGACGGGCTGACCAGGACACAATGGCCCCTTCGTCCATCTCGGCGCGGTGTTGCTGGTAGTAGGCATTGGCTAGCATCTCGCCATCTGCCCCGTTGTTGCGCAGAATTTCTTCCCACTTATCCCACAGCGACATGTTATCTGGCCAACGTATCAGGGCTTTAAAGCGGGCGACACGCCACAGCGGATTTTTGAGTGTGCGGGAAAGGACAGAATCGTAATGCAGGATAGTACCTATGTAGATCACATCGAGCTTACCGCCCGCCGTTCCCAGCGGTAACACGGTCTTCTTCAGCCAGTTCTCCAGCTTCTCGCGTTGCTCCGGGCTGCGGACTTGCTCGTCATTCTCGATATCATCCAGCACCACCAGGTCAGGGCGATATGGCCCATGACGCAAACCACGGAGTTTCTTACCCGAACCCGCCACCTGCACCTTGATATCGTTGCGGGTCAGGATTGTCCCCATCTGCCAGACACGACCCGCACCACAGATATCAGGGAAGTCCATCAACAGACGCGGGTTGTACACCAGTTCGGCCTTGATGGCTTCCAGCATCGGATAAGCCTGGTCGATGGAGTCCATTACGATGACCGGGTAATGCTTGATGCCACAGATGATTGTCCACAGAACAAAGAGCTGACTGACCAGTGTGGATTTAGCCTCACCACGCGGGGCGGCAATGGCATCGTTCTCGCCCTTGGGACTGGCGACAATTTCCGGCAGGCGACTAAACAGATATTTATGCAGTTCGCTCTTATCTTTATGGCGCACATAATGCGGGAAATAGTTCTCGATAAAGAACTCATAGCCCGTCACGGGGTCTTTTACCTGTTGGTGACGCTCAGCCACAGCAGCAGCCGAGGGGTCAAAGCCCACATCCTCGGCTTCAATGGTTCTGCGCAGACTGGCGGCGAGGTCTGCCAGCTCACTGGCAAAGTCACGCGCGGTGAATTTCTTCGCCATAGGGCTATTCCAACGCCTTATTGATTTCGTTGATAAGACGGTCACGGGCTTGATGTGCCGCTTCGCCATACCCCGTATAAATTGACTGCCGAATCAGCGCTAGACATTGATTCACCTTTTGAGCATTTATCTGGGAAGCTACACTGAATGCGTTTTTATGGGCGTGAGCTAATAACGTCCGATAGTCATACTTAGCCATAATGTTTCTCCACTTCATCGCCAAAGGGTTCTAATATCTCGACGAACGCCGCTAAATGCTGGGGGTGCTTCTCCGAAATAAAGGTGCTGAGCTTCTGAAGCACATCCAGCGCAATGGCCAGTTGACTGGTTTCCGGCAATATCTTCTTGCTGGCTGATATGGCCTTATTAAACGCATCAGCCAGGCTGGCCAACAGTTCAACCCGCTGTTTAGCGGGAAGTTGTGAATCAGCATTAAGCTGTTCCAGCGTGGTCTGGTACTGCGTGACAAGTCCGGTCAGTACCGCGCGGCCAATGTCCTCCAGTCCACCCCCTGCGATAACATGTGCGGCCCGCAATTTATCCCAGTCATCACCGGTGTCTTGCGCCTCTTTTTTCCAGCGACGGGCAGTAACAAATGACACCGCAGTTTGTGCGGCAGCGATTTCCAGCGACATCTGGCCGAAAATGTACGACCTACGCAGCCTGTCCCGTGTTTCCTGCGGATGCGCCATAATTACAGTCCTAGGCGGGCTTTAATAAGCACGATAGCCGTTGCAATAATCCCCCCAGACAAACCACCGGCGATAGCCCCAGCCACCGCACCACGGCGGGTGGCTTCGACCTGAATAGCCGTCATATTGGTTTCTATCCGTTCAAGTTTTAAATTGATGTCAGTTAATATCTCCAAGTCCTGCCCCGGAATAATGAGCTGGTCTAACTGAGTGCTGATTTTTTTCAGTGCACTGACTTCACTTTCAACGGCATGAATACGTCGGTTTCTGCGTTTCTGGCGTGATTTCATTTGTCTGCCTTCTTATCCAGTTTTCCATCAATACGATCAATCGCGCTTCTGACATCACGTAATGTGGACATCATGAGATCAAAGTTTGTCTTGGCATCTTCACGCCGTTGATAATCGGTCTTTATATTCTCAACCGACTTTTCCAGCGCGGTAATATCCTTTTTGAGTTCGTTAATCCATAAACCAAAAAGAGTAGAAACCAATCCCAAAATAATTTGGAATGCCATTGCCATGTCAAATGTCACTGAGCACCGCCCGAATAATATTTATTGATTTGTATTAACTGCGTTTCTAATTGCTGGCACCACTTTCCGTAGTCTGTGGCGTGGGCGAGAATATCTTCTGGTGGTAACCCGTTGCCGGTGGGCTGGGTTTCGCGGGCAGTTGGTACAGCGCCGCTGGCGGTGGGTTGCACTCGCTGATCACAATCGGGGTAGCCGAGGGCTGACTGGTAGACGCACAGGCTGTGAGGCCCAAGGCCAGTGAAAGTAGCGCCATCTTGTTGAGTCGCATCATTGATTTGCCTTTTGAGTCTCTGGTTATCGCTATAAAGTGCGTTGATTTTGGCCTGCAATTCAGCAGACAATTTATCGCCCAATTGTTGAGCGGTCTTTAGACGGGCCAGCGCAGCAGTCAGGGCGTCGCTGGCGTCATTAGCAGCCCGAGTTTTTTCTTCCGACCAGGTTGTTTTAGCCTCACTAAAAGCCAGCCTCTCATCAGAAAGCCGCTTACCGTAAATTAATGCTGCCAGTGCAAACCCTGCGGCGGCGACAATAAGCAGCACCAGCAGGGGTTTCCAATAGGCTTTAAGGAGCGTCAGTGGAAGTGGCACTGGAGACCTCCTTATCACGCTTGAGCGCTTGGTGTTTTGATGCCTGGCTTTGAGTGACCCACGCAGCCAGATACAGACCAAACCAGATATCACCAGATTGGCCAAAGATGGTGGCCCACAGCAATGCGAGAGAAGACACGATAAACGCCCCCACCAGGGTGGTATCTGAAGTCGACAACCGCCCAGATGAAGGGTTGGTGATTAATTCTTTGAGGGTTTTTAATAAGCTCATAATTCCACCCGAGCTTGTACCCAGCCATATAAGAAAGTTTCATTAGCTGGACGACCTTCCGCCAATTCAAGATATCGATGGCCCTGCGAGCAGTTCAGCGCTTTAAGCAAGACGGTTTCGCCTTCTTTGCCTCTGAATTGGAGGAAGGCAGATAAAGCAATTATTGTGCGATTGCCGATAACCCCATCAGGGATAAGGTCTGGATAGAGTTTTCCATTTTGATTAAAAGCAGAAAGCCAGCGCTGCAATAACTTATTTTGGAAAGCGGGCCCCATATTTACGCCAGTATCACAAAGCTCATTTGCGATGGTAGTGGAGATATTTGCGATTTGGTCAAAGCGAGGCCCATACCAGTAATCCTGCTCTAGAATTTGACGGGCTGCATCTCGGGATAAACTACGCATATCACCGGTATAACCATTGGCTCGGGCTGTATTTTGAGTCACACCCCAGCGGGTTGGGCCGCCAGCATCGTCAGGGTTATTAACATAGCCGCCTTCTCGTCCGAGAATGCCGTCAATAATTTGGTCTTTATTCATGGCAATTACCCCCGATTTTTGGCGGTAAGCGCAATAGAGATACTGCAAATTGAGATTGTGATAGAGAGATTTGCATGACACCATCCAATGGGTTGGGATGGTGTCAGTATTGCTATGAGGGCTTTATATATTCAGTGGAAGGGGTTCAGTGGATTGAGCTTAACTTTATAAATCGTCCTGTATAGTTTTTGACTGCATTTTAGTTAATTCTTTGTCGTAACTAGGTGATGAGTAAATTAACAAGCCATCATCCTTACCAGTTGACAGATCCTTTTGGCCTCGAATGAAGATAGTATCATTATCGAACCTAATATAAATAGGCTTGCCTGTAGTCGCAGCGTTATGCATTTCTTCTGTCGTAGATGTTGATGATGGAGGGCCGTATTTCTTGGCTAAGCCATTAAAAACTGAATCTACTTTTACATTAAGGGTGATGGCAAATCGTTGAAATTTCCCATCCAGAAAGAATGCCATAGCAGCTGTATTAGAGCCTGAAAATTTAAAATCCCCACAAGCATAAGTTGTGACAGTTGAGTCGCTATCATATTTTTTAAATGAACATATATTGGATTTAAGTAAGGTATCTACATTTGAACCAAATTTCACCCCTTTATATCCATCAACCGCTAATACACTGGATGACATTACAACTAAAGCTAGCCCAAGAGATATTGTTCTTAATTTCATTTTTATTCCTTAAAAAAGATCCTGCTGTGCGATCAACATTACAGATTTACTTTCGCTCACTAGACCCCAAGCAAATCTATCAGAAAAACCATATTTAGGGCATAGCTGAGTCATTACCATCAGTGAAGAGATACCACTGTCACGCAATTGGGAGAATTCAGCCAGGAACGCGCGATTACGTAACTCACGCAATGCCCGATCACAGCGAGGCAGATAAAGAACCTCCCCACCGAAATGCTTCACCAACAGCTGCGCGTTATCTTCGCCAATAGTTTCCCGTAATAATGTGGCGCGGGCTGCGCCAAGTGCGCGCAACCCTTTACCAATTGGGAAGGTCGTGCCGCCCAACTTATCGAGCAGGCGGGCTGTGGCTGGATAACCGATCAACTCGGCAATCTGCTGGACAGACTCTGGCAATAGCGCTTTAACCTGCTCGATATCCATCATGATTTCCCTCGACGTTTGGCATCAATTATCAATGCCTGCATCAGTTTTGTCAGCTTATCCAGCGGCAACCAATCAACATATCTTACCTTAAACATATGTTGCGCCATAGTTTCGGCGTAACTCCACGGACGCCCTGCATCGGTCAGTAAGGCTTCAATTTTCTTGAGAACAGTCTCTTTGGTGGCAGGAACGCTGGGGCGACGACCATGATTTTTAGCCGATTTCGGTTCAAATCCATGAGCCCGCATATAAGCCACAATGCGCTCTTGCTGCTCAATGGAACACTTGGCCGAGCTGGTTTTACCTGTCAGTCGGTAGACAACATCACGGTAGGTTTCATCGTCCCAGGCTAAGGCAGACTTACCCACATGAATAAGCTGGATCAGTTTTTTGTCCATAACACCTCCAACTGAGTCCGTAAGCTATCGCTGACTCTTGTCGCCAAGCCCAACCGGATAAGCCAGTCAGATAGGGTATCCATCACTTGGACAGGGGAACTATGCGCGGGAGGGTTATCAAAGACCACCTGAGCAGACCACTCATTATTGCGACAGCTCAAAGTCACCAGTTGCTTGATAACCTCATGGTTGTTTCGGTGGGCAACGCGAATGTTAATCAATGCTGTAGAGTGCTTTGAGTGTAGGTCATCACGCTCAAACCTCGAAATATAGTGGGTTGACTTCCCGCAGCCCGTCAATAAATCAGCGGTATCTGCTGGAGAGTAACCACCCAATTCAAGCAGCTTAGCCCGCGAGGCGGTAATCTCATCCAGTGCAGACTGGAGCACTTGCAACAGTTCCTCGCTGTAGTCTTCACCCAGTGCCAGGTGATTTTTTAATAGCCCAAGATTAGTCATTCTGCACCTCATCTAATCGAGCGTGACCGGTCACATCAGTCAGATTTAAAGAGCGTGACTCACGATAAAACCAACATGCTGACTCACCCATAAATGCCGTATTGCAACCTGTGGGTAACGGAAGATTACAGTGATTGCAATTGCCTAACGCCGTCTCTTGCCGCTCCAGTCGTTCGCCGTCGCAGAAAATTAACAGTTCTACATACTCACTAGGGATGTAGGGCTTACGACCCGGATTGCGCCGTTTACAGCCCTCAAGCAACATTTGAAAGCCACGGTCAGAGAGAACGATTTCAAGACGATGCTGCCCGAACTGCGACTTTGCGCGAGCGCGGGAGAGGCGCTTACGCGCCGCTGCCTGCTCTTTACTGCCAGAATTAGTCATTTTAGCCCCCAGCGTTTAATGCGATACCAGATCGCCAAGAACACATATCCCAACTTATCGCCACACCACTCACAGGACTTCCGTCCCATAATCGCAGCATATAAGCCAACATAACCACCAAAGCCTAAAGCCATCCCAATACCAATGAGAACCCAGACAGAATCAATATTAATCGTCATAGTCACCTTCCTCGGCAGCAGTAAGCCTCTCTTCAAAAACCATTAAACCAACAGGCCAAAACAGCATGGTTAGTATGAAAGCAATACGAGGAGTGCTTTTTCTCATCCAACCCAACCGACGCAGAATGCTGGCCCAGCAATAACCAAGGTAGATGTAGGACGCTACGGCCCAACAAATTAAGGTGATTTCTCTAATGGTCATTAGAATCCCCTTCAACCGGATAGCCCGCTAATTGTAATGCGTCGACAACTTCATTGAAGCTCAACCAATCCCCGTTTGGGTCTTCACACACTCCGCAGTCAACGGAATATCGTGCGGGCAACTTAACCGGCACAAGTAGCCGTGCCTCTGCTGCCTCTGCGCGTTCAATAGTTGATTGGTGCTCATCTTTAGCTATTCCGATCAATTGATTTTTATGCGCAATAATCTTCTCTGCTGCTTCTAGCTTCCGTTCTGCTTCGTCCGCACGCTTAATTATGTCGGCGGTTTGGTCGAAAGTGTTGCGCGAGTATTCCGCTGCTACATAGTGATTAATTTTGGCGTCTGCCGCTTCCAGCTTGGCTAGCAGTGACTCGATGTACGCTTGCGAGTAGATCATGACCTTACGGGTCTCATCCGTGCCGGGATGGGAATAATCAATCGGAAACATGTAACCATGCATATACCGCTCCATATCTGAGATTTCTTCTCTGTCAGTCCACGCCACCGGCTTGCTCAACTCGTCTATATGCTTATTCATAACAACAGGCGTCATCTGCTCAACAGACAGATCACCGTCACAACCATTGACTCTCACCACTACGGCACCATGACCCAACGCCCACGCCTTAGAGCGCGTAACCACATCAACGCTATTGGGGATACCCATAATGGGGAAGTATTTGAAACTGCTGCCGACAGGGTATTTTTGATTGAATTTGTCGGCTGACAACCCTTTCAGAAAATGGCTCATGGCTTCACCTTCCACTGTTTTTTATGGTGTTCAACGGCCTGTTTCATGGCGACGCGCTGCTGGTTTTTGTGAACCGTATTGCCTCGGCTATCAAAGAAATTGAACCGTGATTTACCTGGCAGGTTGATATACTCGGTCACCACACTGCCATCGGTTAGGGTGTAGATACGCTTGGTGCCACCGTCTTGATATTCACGGCTGCTAACATGGGCTTTCATGGGCGACCTCCCCAGCCTTTGGCCTGGGCAGATTCGCAGAACATGGCGCGCGAGAGGCACCATTGCTCGTTGACGAGCAGCATGGACGCGTCAGCAGCTGCCAGCCACGCTGACATGGCGCTGGAATATTTGAATTGCTGTTCGAGGGCAACCGCTTTCTGCGCCAGCGCCCTAAACTCAGGATTAGTGACGCCCAGTGGCAGGTAACGAACCTTGCCTTTTGACTTACCTGAGCCCACATTACCGACCACAGAACCGGTATCCTGAAGCGTTCCGGCCATGCCATAGCAACGTATTTTCCCGTTCCAGCCACGCACAACACGGCCTTTGCGGATATCGCAAGCCAGCAGTGCGCCCACACGGTCAATCGGTAAGCCAGTGAAGTTGGCCAGCTCGCGACCCGTAGCGGTTCCCAGCACTTGCAGCGCCTGGCGCAATGAGTCAGTTTTAGACAGGTTTTCCATTATGATGCACTCCCGATTTGTGCCATTGGGGTGCCGTCAACACCGTGATTTAATTCGGCATTACGCCCTGAGATATAACCGGCAATAGCGGCATCGTCTGACCCGCGAACTTTCTTCGCTTCACGTGATTCGCCCTTATCAAAATCACCTCCACCTATTTTTTGAAAATAGGTTTCCATTAACACTTGCTCATCATCGGTGACGGCAAAGCGCTGAATAACCTGATAAGCCCCTTTTACCCAGGCTTCACAGAACATATCTGCACAGGCTATTTTGGTTGAGCGCTTTAAACTCTTACGCTGCCCGGCACTGAACGTTTTACGGGCAGATGTCAGTTGACGAGACATCACATCGAAAGCATAAGCAGCCACCTGCGGGCGCTCAGCTGGGCCGTAAAACTTCACAATATTTTTATAGTGGTAATGGGGAGGCTGGCGGGTCGGAGATAAATAACTCGACACACCAAATGCAATGTTGATGACACTGATGAGCGTGGCCATATATTTTGGGATGGTCTCTGCATGAGACGGTGCGCCCTTGCTACTGGCTTCGCTAATAGCCATTAACTCGATATCTGACTCAGTTAATTGATGTTGACGCATTAGCTTTTTAGCTTGCTCTAACGCCAATGCAGCCTCATGCGGACTACTGTTTTTTGCCGCCAAATTCAGCAGTTTCTTTATTTTGGCAAGATACTTTTCTTTATTCATGATGATGGTTTTCCATGATTTTGGCGTAAGCGCGCCCCTGCGGGTTTACGCCATAGTTAAAAGAGACTTAATAAAGGGTTAAATTAGCCTGCTGGTGTTAATGATGTCGTGTTAGCAAAATAAGGCTCTTTATTAATTTCCACGACGGTTACCGAATTAAAGTCACGGGCAGGGCCAACCGTTTTTACCGATTTTCCCCCGCGTAAAAGTTTGCACGGTTGATAGATAAAAATCTTACCTACGGGGTGACGCTGGTTAAATTCTTTGGCTTTCATATTAGACTCCAGAGATATCAAGAGGGATGGCCTGATATTGGTCGGTATCACCAATGCGCTCATAGACCCGAACATAAGAACGACTTCCCACGACCTGGACAGCTTCGCTGATGGCATCCATGGCGCGTAACCAGCGTGAGTCCTGAATATCATAACGACGCAGGGCCAAGACTGCCCCGGTGTTGATATCACCCTCTTTATCAGAGGAGAAAGCCCGGTTGATTATGGTGTGGATCTCAGGTTGAGCACCTTTAACCCAGTCAGCCAGGCATTCATCAATAAGCGCTTTGGCGGCTTGCAGGCGTTCATCAAAGGCAATTCGGTCTTGCATGGCTCGCTGGATTTTATATTTGCCATCAAAGGTATATAAGGTGACATTCCCTTTTTTACCGCCCAGTGAAACATTGTATTCATTAGCTGAAAGGTCTACGAATGCAGCAATATCAGCAAAGGTGGCCAACTTAAATTCGGTCAGTATTTTGTTCACGGCAAGTGCGCGATTGATAATGTCACCGACTAACGTGTCGCGCATTTTGTCGATATCTTTAACCAGAGACTCAGGGGTTAAAACACCTTTAGCGTCAGACCAATACCCTTCTGGAGCGGCCTTATCAGTGAATTGCTTATTCTCAGTGGGCATGCTTTTTACCTCGTTTTGCTTTGATTGATGCTTCATGAACTTTGATTGAGATATGACCCGCCAACCCGTTCGAAACCGTTTTGGCTATCGCTAAATCATCCTTACCGTCTGCTTCTGATGCTTCACACCGACAATCAACAGCCAGCCGGTTTTTACTGTTAGTCGTAATATCAATGATTATTTTTGCCATAGCTGGCTATCTCCAGATGATATGAGCGCCGCGCCAAACGGTCATTTTGACCAGGCTGCGGACGCCATTACGGGTTTCGGTTATTTCAACTGCGCCCCGTTCCCATGCTTTAAAGGGGCGGTCTACTTCAATAATTGGGCGACGAGAGCGAGCATTAAATTCCACGACCTTAATACCGGCACGTAGCAGGCGATTAATAGGTTTCATTAATGCCGGGTTATTAATAGGTAATTGGCACATGGCATATTCCTTAATTAATTAACATTTTGGCGGCTTGGCGAACGGCACTGACACCCACTGGTGTTTCATTGATATGACTCAGGCGAATTGCACCGCGCAGTAACTTAAACAAGCGGCGGGCATTACCTTTTGATTCCAGATAAAGCGCCTCATTAACGTCATCTTCCACCCCAGGCAACACACTGGCGGCAATGGCACCTACATCATCTTTAGGTAGGGCATTACCAATATTGAGCGCAAAGGCTACGCGGCTATAAAGCTGGACGAACTCGCCACGTTTCCCCTTCAGGTTAATCAGCAAGCGCGGCATACCGACCAGCACAACGCCAATGCCGCTTTTATCATGCAGGCGACGCAGCACCTCCAGCGAACGGTGAGGCAGTAATTCCCCCTCATCAACCAACAGGACATAACCCGAGTTGCGTAATTTATTGCTACATAATTCAAAGGTTTCATGCATGTTGCCGCGAGGAGACAACCCCAAACGGTTGCAGATTTCTTCCAGCAGGACGCGAGCCGTAAAGCTGGGATCAACTTCAATAAGCAACGCGGTAGAGTTCTGGCTGGCGTAGGCTTTTAAGGCCATGGTTTTCCCTAATCCCGCCTCGCCGTAAATCACATTAATCTCACCATCAACGTGAGCCATGCGGATAATTTCCAGTGCTTTCTTTGAGGCTGACGTCGCGACAAACTTCACTTCAATGCGCTGGGCTTTATCTTTCTCACGGGTACGCTCAAGAAAGGCTTGAACTTCTTTATTGACCCTGTCCAAATCCCCGTTATATTTACCTTGTAGATATTGATTGACGGTGGCGGTGCTCATACCGATTGCGCGTGAAACCTGTGTTTGATTAAGGCTTTTCCGCTCCATCAGTTCTATAAGGTCATTTTTAATTGTCATAATTGAATTCCTGTGTAGTGAATGAGCGGCATTTGATGGGCGTCAAATGGCCGCTTTTTTATTAGCATGTGTTTTTAAATATTCATCGCGATCAGATTGGAATAAAAACATCTCTTCCCGGTCATCATTAATTCTTGATATATCCCCCTGAATAAGTGAGCCAAAATCAGGCGCATTATCAGCGGTCAATACTGGGTTAAGCTCGGCATTAATCTCTTCAGCTTTTTGCTCAACCAGCTTCATACGGTGGCTATGACGGTCTTTGGCCACTTTCTGGATGTAATCCACAGGGAAGGCGGCGCGAGTATTGCCGTTCACAATGGCAGTGCAGATAAACGAACCGTCAAGGCGACGAACCGTGACGCTACCGGCATCGTGAATATCAAACTCCACCAGAACTTCTTCGCCATCGACCTGAATTAAATGCTCGGCAAAATACTGGTTATTGAAGATAGACAACCAACCCCGCTGGGCGGTGCGCCTGACTTGCGGGCGGAACATGTCGCGCAACTCAATATCAGAAAGGCGGTCAATGTCCTCGCTGGCTAACAGCAATTGGCGGTATTCCATCGCGGTATAGTATTTACCATCGTCACGGCGGGGGAATTCGCTGTGACGGTGAGTGGTGTTATAAGCTTCAATCTCATCTTCTATGGCATCAATAAGCTGCTGCCATGAGGGTAATTTAGCCATGGCCGCTTTTTGTCGGTTATTGAGCTCTTTATTCTTCCCTTGCGCATTAAACGCAGAATTAAGGTCAACACTGACCATGCGAACCGTTTCACGGTCAGCAGACTTGCCGTTATAAGTGGCAAATTTACGGGCGATACGGGCAGGAATTTCACGGTTAAGCCGCTCGATAATCCCACGAGCCTGCGGGTTGCCGGGAATGCCCGTGGGATGCTCCACACCAAGTCGCGATAGAATCCCCGTAATATCAGCATCTAATACGTTAGCGGTCTGGCCTGCACCGTTATCTGAGTAGTAGACCAACGGAATGCCGTGATGCTGCATTCCATGGCGCAGGGCATCAGCAACAGCAATGACGTTCTCTGCGAGGCTCAAGCTCCAGCCGACGACGTAACGTGTCCTGCCATCAATAACCAGCGTGATTTCTGGTGTAAATGGACGACCATGATCAGGGTGTGCCACCTTCATCTTCATGCTATGGCCATCACCAATCCAAACACCGTTAACGGGCATTTGTGACCAGTCACGTTTAACATAGGTATTCAGCGCCCGCATGGCAGAACCAGTAACGCGACCACGTTGTTTAACAACAGTTGGCAACTTGTCTAATGCCCGCCGCACGGCATAAACAGAAGGAATTGCTGCGAGCATGGCGGGCTGGTCTGCATATTGCGCCTGCCAGTCACCTTGAAAATTATCGTAAGCCTCAGCGATGCTTAACCCGTTGGTGGTGCGATAGTGGGCCATAAACAGCGGCATCCACTTGATGCGCTCTACAGGTTTGCCTTTGTTGTGTCCGGGAGCCAATAAGACCAGGCGCTCGGACGGTGTTTCAGCACGTTCATAATCAACCACCCAGCCATTCAGGGTGCGAGTACTGACACCGGTACGCAGACCTTTACGGGCGTTGGCCATCGCGGCTGCTTTCTGCAAATTCTCAGGCAAGTTATTAGATTGTGACTGGTCACAAATATAATTAATGGCCCGAATGCGTGACAATCCGGCGTTCTGCAAATTGATAACCTCAGCCACTAAAGTGGCGCGAGCATCAGCAATGTCACGCTGTAACTTGGTTAAGTTGCCAGTGCTTCGCTCCAACAGGGCAGGACATTGGCGCATAAGATCAAGTTCATGCTTAGGTTTTACCCTTGGGTTTACATCACCATTAACTGCCGTTTTAACGGCTTTTTTATCCGCGTTTAAAAGTGCGTTAAGGTGACGCTCACGAATAACGTCTTGCTGCTGAGGCGTAAGACAATCAATGTGATATTCGAACGCCTTAGTGCCAGCACGTTTACGTTTCAAATCCAGTGAATTACCTGCCCGCTTATTAAGTGCAGCTCTAACACCAGGCGCAGTCCCAGGCATGCCCGGCAACCCAATCAGTTCATTCACAGAAAGAAACATGTTAAGCCACCCTACGAGTCAAAGCAGGGTAACGACTCGGCCAAATGTTTGCAGGTTCTAAACCCAATGCCTGGGCAATGATTTTTTCCCCTTTTGGGTAAGGGCGATACAGAGCATTTTTGAGTGTATCTGCGGCTAAGCCAGCCTCAACAGACAGGTTTCGCATGGTTACACCTTGTTTATGTAACGATGCAACGATATCTATTCGGTGCATATCACTACAAGCCACTTCATTTCTATTCATCATTCGATTACCCTAAAAAGTTGAACCGTGCGGATAAGCCGTAAAGGTTATCCGTATGGATAGAATATAGAATCCAAAAGAAACCATGTCAACTTAAATTACTTTCTTTTGGATTCTTGAGTAATCCAAAGAATTGCATGGCAATTAAATTCTAAAACAATGAGTTATGGGAAAAGAAAGCGATGATGGAAAGAAAAGATGGATTTTCTTTTGAGGAAGAGAGCAAAGAAAGCCTCAAAGATAGGCTACTTAAACTCGTTGGTGACAGGTCACGCAGGGCAGCAGCCCAAGACTGGGGAATTAAATACGCTACATTGAACAATTATCTAACTGGTAAAGGGTCGGTACCCCGCCCCAATGTTGCCCGTCAAATTGCTGAAGCAGAGGGTGTTAGCGTTAACTGGATTCTTAATGGCGTTAATGAACCCACAAAGGAATCCAACAATGCAAATCAAACTAAAGTAATGCAGCAGACCTATGAGTCTCGTTTTAGCCCTGTTCCGGCCCACATACAAGGATTGGTTGATATGCTGGAGATATTGACCACAGAAGAGGCAGAGAAGGTGTTAAGGGTTCTAAAAAAGAAAGGAGTTGATACCTTATTGGAGATAACTGATGAAACGAATCTGGAATTGCTATCACTGCCAATGACAATAAAAAAACTCGCAATCACTTTAAAAAACTATCCAGAGTCTCGTGTTAGAGAGATTTTCTCAGTCGATGAGATGGGCGAACATAGCGCAGTATTAAATATCAATAAAAAGTAA